GCGCTGCAACCATCGTATCAATCACCCGACCCTGCACTTCGATGCCCGCCCAGCGTAGCCAGCCCAGATCGTACAGTGCGTTGTGCATAATCTTATCGATGTGCGGTGTAGCCAGTTGTTTCTTTAGCCAGTTGACTACCTTCTTCTCTGATATATTCCCGCCGCCTTCGTGACGCACGGGATAATACCCCACAAAATCCCCAGCGGCTACAGCGTAGCCAATGACGTAACCATCATCTCGGCACCACCCGGGTCCGAGCCGCGTCAGATTTGGATCTCGAGTCTCAAGGTCGATGGCAATCCGATCAAACTGCGTTAGGTCAGGGAAGTTGGACGGTGGAGACCACGTTCCCTCAACCCCTGACGCCGCTACACGTTTCAGGTCTTCTGCATCGAAGATGTCAAACTGATGTTTCTTTTTCATCGTTAGAAATCTCTCCTCCCAGAGCGGCATAGCCTATGATATCTACCCACGAGTCGTCCTTGTGCATGTCCTCGGCAAGGCGGGCAAGCTTCAGGCCGATCATCATCGCAGTCACCTCTGTCGGCGTGATCTGTTTTAACAGCTTAGAGCGGAGCAGCACGTTCCAGATCGTAGCAATCCGCTCGTGGTTTACCAACGCTGGCCCGTAATCCTCGGCCCTCGGACCGTTGATTAGTTCTTCTGCCTCACGCAGGAAGTGTTCTCTGTTTTTACCCATTTTTTCTTTCTCTCTTTTCTCGTCCCAAAAGAGCTTCGCGTTCTCCTGCTCTTTGTCCCATAGATCCTCGCCAAAAAGCATCCGCAGGCCCGGCTCTAGTTCCTCTTTAAGTTGTTTTCTGGAGATGCTCATATCGCATACCTCACTTTGCCGGATTCAACGACGTGCAGGTTCTGTCGGGCGCGGGTGGCCCCCACATAAAACACACGCGCCTCGTCGTCCGGATCGTTCTTGTCACAGGTTTTTGTAGTTTCGGTCAGGAGTAAGACGTTATCCGCCTCGCCACCTTTTGCTTTGTGAATCGTCGATAGACGGATCCTCGGTTTCGCATCCCCCAGAATCTTCTCGCCACTCCTCCGGATAGAGGCTATGTACAGTGCCTCCTTCTCCGAGGCCCGCAGAACCTTGGTCCAGTGCATATCTCGCGATACGAGCATGTTGCAGTTCTCGATAAGTTCGTCGAGAGAGTAGGCGATCTCGGGGTCTAAATTGTTGAAGCGTCTTTTCCCCTGGCGGTTGATAACTTCCTTCCTCAAGTACGAGCCAAAAGTCTTCATTTCCAGTGGGGTAAATTTTTCGCCTCTGCATAATCGGATCCATACCTCCAGTGCGTTCAGTGTTTTCGGGGAGATGGACCAACCCGAACCCTCGCGCCAGAAGACGAAGCCTTGATCTTTAAGAGAGGCGGCGACTTTGTTGACGATGTGATTTGTACGGCCAAGGATAAGCCACTCACCAGTTCGTAGGTCCACGTTCATGATATCATGATGGAACTTAACGGTGCCAGCGTGATCGTTCGGATCCCAGCTTTTATCTTGTCGCACCGCCACACGACGGATGATGCTCTGAGCCACATCGTAGATCGGCTTGGGTAGACGATACGATCTGTCCAGAACGGTGACGTTTTCAGATGCGTTCATGAAGTCCTTCACATCCACACCCATCCACGAATAGATGCACTGGTCATCGTCGCCCGCGTAATAGACAACCTTGGACCGTGGAACTAGAACCTCTCGAATCATGCGCCACTGCATTGGTGTCAGGTCTTGTGCCTCGTCCACAATCAACAGGTCGAGGTTCGGGCCTTCGCCGCCGAGGGTGAACTGCTCGATCATATCGACGAAGTCCACCTTGTCGTGCACATCCTTGTATCGTGCCAGTGCATTCTCAACCAGCCGCAGTTGCTGCCGGCTCATGCTCCAGTGGGCAGATATGTCGAACTCCCGCTCGGCAGGAATCTCTGCCGCCCGCGCCTTGCTGATGATGTTGATGTACGCATCGCCGCCAACACCGGTAGCAAACATCGGACCGTCTTCCATCTTCAGTGCAGCGTGTGATCGGAACTCGAGTCCGAGCGCCTTGCCAAGGTCGTTGTAGTCAGCGCCCTTCATCACGTCTGTTGTCGTCAGTCCCAGATACCGGAACGCCATAGAGTGTAGAGTGCGGAACCAGACAAGCTGCTTCTCGTCGTAGCCGAACTTCTCTTTTGCACGAGCCAGCGCCTCGTCTGCGGCCTTGCGGCTAAACGAAACAAACGCAATGCGCGTCGGATCCATGCCGCCTTGCAGCGCATCGTCCACGATGTTGAGGAGGGTGGTTGTCTTGCCTGTGCCCGGTGGGCCAAAGATTGCCTTTTCCATCAGAACGGAATGTCCTCCCCTTGTATGTCGATGTCCGGAGCTTCGACCTCGGGACTGAAGGCAGGGATGTGCCAGACTCGAACTGTTTTCCACTGGCTGTCAGAGCCTTTGAAGCTCTTTGTCCCCGACGCTTTACCGTCTGGATTCAGTTCTTTCAGGCGCTCCTGAATCTGACCACGACTGTAGGTGTCGAAGCGGTTGTTCCGCAGGTACTTGATCAGAGACTCGATGCGGAAGTAGGTCAGCCCGTCCTCGGTCCACGGCTTGCCCAGTGCTAGTTCCTCGGGACTCGCAGCTTGAACCCTGCCGGTGCAGAACTCTTCGAGGAAGTCCATGAACTGACCCTTGTATGTCAGTTCCTCCGGCACCTCGATCTCGCTCATGTCGGACATCAGCATCGTGACCATAGCCTGCCAGTCGCCCAACTTCATTAGCGGAGGCATTTGATGGATCTGTTCCATACATGCCTTCTGGAACTTCTGCGGTGTCTGTAGCTCCTCGGTAATCAACTCTACACGCTTGCCATCAACGTCGCAGAACCAGACCGGCGGCTCCGACTTGACCACGCACAGCCCAGTGATGTCGGCGGAGGCACTGCCCCCACCGATTCCGAACTGCTTCGTTTTGCACAGGGTCTTGTTGCAGCGAGACTTGAACGGCTCCTGCTGGCAGGGGAAACCGTACTCTTTCTTCTCGTGTTGTGTCTGGATGATCACCATCTCGGATGCAGGCAGCGGAGGCTGCACATGAGACATGTTGATCTCTTCGAGCCTGCCCTTCCAATTTTCTGGCTGCTCTTTCTTACACGCCACGCACGTGCCGAACATTACGATGTTCCGCGTTCCCTCTGGTACGCCGTCCGAGAACAGGCTCTGCATACAGGGTGGGTATTCCATAAACTCGTCGAGGCTGCGCCCGAGGGACAGTGTAACGAAAGCGTCTGGAGTACACCGTCGAGCTTCAACAAGCTCTAGAAACTCCTCGATCTCTGCTTCGTCGCCATCTTCCTTAATGGCGTAACGCATCGTCTGTTCCGAATCAAAGTACGGAAGGTTAATAAAGTTACCAACATCACCACGCTCGACGAGAAGCTGCTCCTGCTTTGGGAACACCTCGCAACCGCCGTAGCCAAGAAAGGCACTGATCTCACCCGCCTTGTCACGGAACTCGCCAGCGCCAATCTCCTCTGTGAAAAAGAAGAAGATATGCGCGCCACCTGATTTCGAACGGCAGACCACAGCGGGGATGTCATTGTCTCGTAGCCTCTTGTCTATTGCCGCAAGGTCCAGCGGGTACTGATCGATGTCGAGTGCGCCAAAGGAACACTTGTTGTTTTCCTTAATCGGGATCGAGCCAACACCCTTGGCGCCGGCAAGATGCCCTTCAATAAGTTCGAGCGTGAGCGGCTGACGTACGATAAAGGACTTGGCCTTCTGCTTACCGGCTCGACGTTCTTCTGATATTTGTGTCTGTCCATGTGCTGCGCTGAATCCTTCAAACGCAGCCATGAACCGTTGTGCTAGGTTCATACCTGCCCCCATAAAAAAAGGCAGGGGGTGATCAACAAGCAAACTTTGTGCGCGAAAGGAGCACACCCACCGGACCTGTTAATCTTTCCGCAGCCCCCTGTACCACGGTCAAAACCCCGGTGGATTAGAAGGGGATATCGTCGTCAGTGTTGCTGGAGGCAGTGTTCGACTGCTTGCTCATCTCGTCCTGTGTACCAGCTTGTGTCTTTACATCGCCGGAACGGAACGATTGGAAGAATGCTTTCGCAGCGTGAAACGCGGAACTTGGAACTTCGGTCGGCTCGACACGAGACACGCCATAGTTGTACCACGTACCCTTGTCGTTGCTTTCCGAGATCACCGTCATCTTCCAGGCAGTGCCCCACATCGGTGGGTTGAACAGTCCTTGTGGTCCTTCGTACTGCACCATACGCATCTGCGTATTCCAGCGACGAGACACCTTCAACTGTGTCTTCTTCATGTCACAGATCGCCTGCTGTGTATGACCTGTTTTAAGATCAACAAGCAACACAAGATGCTGTGCCGAACGGACAAGCTCATTACCCGACGGTAGTATTTCTGCCGCGCCATTGCGTGTAGTGTTCTTCACGTCTGGTGAATTAGGATCCAACTCACCGTGGAAACCTCCACCAGCCTCACGCAATCCGAACTCGAGGTACTTGACGGTGTACCCACACGGAATAACTACTACGCCTTCCTCGCCGTCCCAGACCTGCTGAGTAACGGTGTTAAATAGATCACCTGCGGATGCGCCCTTAATAAACTTGGCGTCACCCTTCTGCACCTCTGGCGACAGAGGCTGGAGAATCCGCAAGAACGGAATCTGCATATCCTCTGTACCAATTGAATCCATGCCCTCGCCTGCAAACTCTGCCATGTCAGCAAAGATTGTGGACGGTGCGGTTTCTTTCTTATCTGCTACTGCTGTACCAGCCATGTTAGTTCCCCATCACTTGTTCGATGTTGTTATCGAGATTAGCCACCATAACTCGCTGGCCTCTCCCACTGTCACCGGGCCTTCTTTCACCCGTGTACTTAATCAGTCCCTTCCTCGCCAAGGAAGCAAACCTTGCTGTCACCGAAGAATACGATTTGATGTTGTAGTTTTCCCTACAGAACCTTCTAACATCATCCGAAATACACCCGTTTGGGCTGGACTTTATCGCCCGCAGCACCAAACCCTCTAGCTTTGTCGGGTCTATACTTTGTGCAGCCTCGATGCTCGTATCCGGAGCATCTGTTCTGTAAAGAGTTCTTACGTCTTCCATCACTAGCTCCTTGAAATCTTGGCTTCTGTGCCAACAAAAACCCCAAATGTGTCGAAGTCCAATTCCTTGCCGGCTTCGATTCTGTTCTTGACCCACGCCTTCAGGGTGGACGGATGTACGTGAGTCTTTTGTGACGGATCAAGACCGTACTGTTGCCGGAGGTCATCGACCACCGAGCCAGCCATGTTGTCTTGTCCTGCTGAGAACGAGATCGTTACATCATTTTTTATGATGTCGGCCTCGCCAATGGATCGCAGATAACCGAACGCTTCATTGCGCTTGTCCTCTGTAATCCGCGCGTGAACGAACTGCCGCAGAGTAACCTTGTTACCGTCCACGGTGACGCTGTCCATGCCCATCTCTTCCATGAGCATTGGAATATCTTCTTCGTTGATCTTGCGCTTTTTAAATTTCAGATCTTTCAGAAACTGTTCTGCATCTGCGATCTGCTTATCGATCTCGAGGGATCGACGGATCAGGTTGGAAAGGTCGCTTGCGCCTTCCTTCTGCACGTTGTCAAACTTGTCGGCGTTGACTGCCTCTTCTTCAAATAGCGAGAACACATCGCTCATCACTCTCTCCTTCTGGTAAAAAGTTTAACCCCTTCGGGTGGTGGTGCAGCCCTGCCCACGGAGGTAAGCGCGGGCTGCGGCCAGTGTGATACACCGGCAAACTTTTATGGTCAAGCAGCTTTCTGCTGCTCCTGTAATTTGACCATGTGTGCAATCTGACGACTCACACTTCTGTCGCTGTCCTCTGCCAGCTTCTGTAACTTTTTGTAAATCTCTATCGACACTGCAACAGATTTGTACTTCGTCTTGTCCACGTTCTTCTCCTTGATTTTATACGAAGATTAAGGGAAACTTACCCCATACAATGCGAGGGAGTCAAGCATTCAATGGGAATAGATCATAGAATCCGTGACGGCGCTCAATGTGAGCTTATTGCCGCCGCGTGGTTGGTACAACAAGGGTGCTATGTCTACCAACCGGTCATGTCTCAGGGTCCAATAGACCTGATTGCTCTTGCGCCCGACGGCAAGCTTCACCTGTTCGATGTCAAGAAAGCAGCGCAAAGAGAAAACGGATCGTACATATCTCGAAAGCTTAAAACCAAACAGAGAAAGATGGGCGTACGTCTTCTGTATGTGGAACCCGAGACGGGAAGATGTGCTTTGTACCCTCATCAACTTTACTCTTCTTTAACAGTTCAACATCAGGCCATCATCGAGAAGGCTTCTAATCGTCATTGGCACGGGGGGAGAGTTCCAACCATCTCCGGACTTCTTCACCCAGAGCAGCAGCCGACAGTTCAATCTTCTTCTGAAGCGTCTTCACAATGTGAACATCCACAGTCTGCGGAGCCATCAGGTCAACGTATAGAACAGGATGATGCTGACCAATCCGATGCGCTCGATCCTCTGACTGCACCCTACTCTCGAGATTGAAGTCGTTTGCATAGTAAACCACGTTCGTTGCAGCATGCAGTGTCAGACCCATGCCAGCGGTCTGCGGGTTGCCAACAAAGAATCGAACGTCACCTGTCTGGAATTGTTTCTTTGCTTCCTCACGCTGGTCACTGGTTGTGTCGCCGAAGTATGTGACTGTGCTTTCTGGTCCATATTTTTTCTTTAACTCTGCTTCAATCTTGCGGATGTCGTAGCGGAACCTGGACCAGATAATAACTTTACCAGTCATCTCTTCAATGCAGTCCAGCAGCGCCGTAATCCTGTTGCTGGGAATCTCCACCAGTTCGCCGTCGTCTGTTACCAGATGCCCACACAGTAGCTGTTGCAGCCTGATCAGCTGCGTCATAGCAGCGGGCGCCGAAACCAACTCACCACTTTCAAGTATCGCAATCGCAGCCTTCTTGAGCGAGTGGTAGTGCTCGATCTGCTGCTTGGTCAGTGAGACATTGCGTGTGGTGTAGACTTTATCCGGAAGATCCAGCGCCTCGTCTTTCGTTACGCGATACGAAAACGTCAGCAGCTTGTTCGATAACTCTTCCAGATTCCGATAGCCCACCACCTGATTGAAACTGTGCGATCCCATCCGCTGCGTTCGCGTGATCGCATACCTACCTTGAAAAGAATAGAACGAGTCGAACCCGAGCAGCCGCTTGTCCATGAATCCACATTGTGCATACAAATCCAACGGTGACTTGGTTACCGGTGATCCCGTCAGGATCCTTTTATATGCAGCCTTTGCACCGAAGATGACCAGCGTCTTAGTGCGTTTGGCTTTGGGGTTCTTGATTGTAGTGGACTCATCAACAGCAAGTAAGAACGTGCTGCCTTGTGTGAACTTATCCACAAAAGCTGGCAGCTTCTTAGTCGCAAACCCTTCCACGTTTGCCAGAAGGATGCGGAAGACACCACGCTCTTTAACACCGGCTGCAAGACGTTCTGCCTGCGACTTGTTGGGACTCGGATTCCATACATAAACCTCGTGCGGAACGGCTTCGGGGAAATGGGTGGGAATCTCCGCCGTTTCCCAGTTGCGATAAACACCTTTCGGCGCAACAATAACCGCCGTGTCAATACAGCCCTGCTCGTAGAGCCACACCATGTTGTCAATAAGTACCTTCGACTTGCCACACCCCATCTCCATAAAGTAAGCGTAGTTGCGTTTGTCGTAGCTTCGAACCAGCGCTTCATGCTGGTGAGCATACGGCTCCGTCCTGTAGTTAAACTTCATCCTCGGTCCTCGGTTCTTTTATGTTTGTTACGTTGTAGCGCGGCGACTCTCGCAGCATCTTCTCCAGTTGCCCGCGAGTGCAGTCTGAACCACACTCCTCGAAAGCATCCAGCGCCTCTCGCAGCGACAGCTTGCCGTCCATGTAATCAAACTGAACGCGAATCATTTCTACAACTTCACTCATCCTCTGTTGCTCCTAGCATGATCCCGAATCGGGCAGCTTCGAAATACCAAAATATCTCTGCTGGATCGTGGACCGTGGTTATCATCTGCACTTCGCCAGCCTCGTTCTGACCAAGTATAATTAATTCCTTGAAGTTTTTTGCTGCGGCCTCACACACCTGCGGCACAGGGTCTCTGGCTTTTTCTACTTTGTGAACCGGAAAGCTAAGTACATTGTCGGTCATGTCGCGCATTCTCCTTGGCAGCAGTCATCGATCACGCTGCCACATGCAGCACATTGATAGTGTCCATGAACCTCAACCCGACCAGCACCTCCACAGCGCGGGCATCGATCCTGCATCTCTTCCTCGTGAATCTTGGCAAGCATATCCTGACGCTTGTCCGGCACTATGTGGTGGCGACGGATGTCGCGCCAGCTTGGATCGCGGGGTTTCATGTCTGTTTCTCATCAGCGGTACGGCAAACAATGTTGATAACCACTGGTTCTGTAGACTCTAACGTCATGGCTCGGAACATACTCTCTTCGTTGCGGTAAGACCACGCTTCGCAGATTGCCAGACTTTTAAAACGCTCATCGCTCTGACGCATGTAGCATTTGTTTACCGGCAGACCATTTACATCCGCCGCAAAGCAGACAGCTATTATCGCAACAAACATATCACCCTCTCAGAATCCGTTCCCATGCTTCCATGACCTCGTCGGTCCTGCCCGGACCATAGTCGTCCGGATACTCGGCGATCTTGTCCAGCATCTCATCGACGCACCACTCGATCACCTGAACAGCGGTGCTCCACTTCATAACAGTTCTTGCCTCTGCCTCTGGCATCAGTTTTGTTTCTTCGCTCATGTCCAATCTCCCTGAAATGACATATGATACTTTATTATCCCATGCCATGCAATGCTATCCGCTATTGCCTGCGAATCTCAGGCCACGGACTGACCCTACCAATCGCCGGACGGTCATAGACCTGTGTATTGCGGACAACAGGACCATTGATGCTGCCACCAATGTTTCCTCGATAGGGTTCCTCCTGAAATGTCAGGTCGGCAGGAAAGCTGCCACCAAACATCAGATCAAAATCCGGATCCAGAACCCCTGCATACATGCATGCTGATGGATGAATATAAAACGCTCTGCTCATTTCCAAACCGCCTTCATTCGAACGACGACAGGACGATCTTCGTCCTGCGTCTCGTTGCTTCTGATCTCGAGTCCGCAACCGAGACACTTGATCCTCGGTGCTTTTGGTATCGCGATCTGGCACTTTGGACACATGCCGTGTGCCAGCCGCTTTGCCATTACTCCGTCGCCTTTATCAATCGTCATCTATCCTTGTCTCCACTCTGATGCAGAGTGCTTCCTGATTGATGGGCATGTTTTCCCAAAATGTTTGAGTCGATGCCACATGACACTCTGCCATAGTATCGTAGCCGCCCAGAGACTTGGTGTCGAACTCATCGACACCGTATCCCGTGACTAAAAGCAAAACCCAGACCAGCTTCATTCTTCGTCGTCCGCTTCTTTCACATCCTCGGCAAAAATATAGTTTATGTAGTACCCACCCGTACCCTGCGGCGGCTTGAACTCGAACTCCCTTTGTAGGTAGTTGATGATATCGTTCATCTTAGCCAGATCAGACAGCCACATATCGTTGCACTCTTCGACTGTGCAGCGAATGCTTTTCAGGTCGTTATGGACTTCCAACATCTTCCGACGCATTTCGCGCGTCACTCGCTTGTCATGTACACTCACCTAGAATCTCCCTTCTATAGGTTTCGTCTTCGTAGGCACACTCGTCGCAACGAATGTCCCCAAAATAGCTGGTATGTTCCCAGCATCTCTCGCCGCAGTGGTCGCACTCGACGCCTTGATACTCATCCATCACTGTCCTCCTTTTTATTGTTGTCCAAGAACATATTCTCTCGATGCCACCGCAAGTATTCTCGACGCCGATCACCTGCCCGACCTTTTAATAGGTGTGCAATGGACACATGGTGCGAGATTCCAAACCGACGTAACTCGTCACCGGTCATGTGAAGACTCCGCATCAGCTTGCCGTCATCGGCAAACGTGATCCACGCAGCACGGCCCTTCCAGCCGGTGAAACCTCGTGGACAGATACCATCGAACAGTTCGTCTGCTGCCAACGACAGCATCAACACGTTTGCTTCGTCCGTCCTCTCGTAATGTTTACCTTCTGCCTCGCTGGCACTGTCGGCCTTGATGTGCGACACGCGCAAAAATTGTGGTCTGTCTATGCCGGTCACAGGACACACCGGATTCTTTGCAAGCATCTGTTTACGAAACTTTCCTGTGTCATAGGGCCGAGTGGTCACTGTCTGCTGACGACTCTCGGTAATCTTTACTGGCGTTACCTTGTTGTCGTTGCTGGCGGGCGGCTCCTCGAAAACATCCGCACTCGATGCATACTCACGCAACGCTCTCAGATCGATGTCGCCGTCGATGTAAAACTCCGGACCCACATGCACCAGAAACCGGACCAGCACCTTCGCACCCATCGGGCGCATGTGCCTCGTCCACTTCCCTCCTCCATCAGGGCGCTTCGAAACAAAACTCTCGTTGAACACATGCTTGCTCCATGTGTCCCCCCGAGCGTACTCGAACAGCCTGTTCATGTCGGCACTGAGCCTTGTGCTGTTCGATACCGTCCGCAGGTTTGGAATCAAGCCCATGACTTCTTCGACAGTCTTGCAATCTTTTGCGCGAATCTTCTTGTTTAATGCAATTTCCTTTCTGGTAATGTTCTCGCCCACGCGGAACCGACTCTCTGACTTCGGGTTGTCCCACCCGACACGGTCATGCCACATCTCTGTCTCAGGATGCTTGGTGTGAGAGTCAACGGTCCACGGAACAGGTTTTTTCATCTTCTGTGGAGACACGGGTTCTGCCGGACGAACTTTATGTGGTGCGACGGGCGCACGTTTGCGTCGTACTTCCACCATCACTCTGGTCCTAACACCTACGCCACCCGCGCGCATCCGCCCAGCGTCGGACAGCGCTTCGGCCATAACGCCGCCGAGGGTTAACTTGCTACCCGACAGACTTAACTTTTTTGGATTTTCGCCATTAGAATCTTGGGACATACTCGACCCCCTCGTTCTGTAGCCGCTTGACGGATTTGTACCTACGCCAAGCCGCATCGATTTCATCCTGCGGTGCCTCATCGAAACACAGATCACCGAACTCGCGCATGAGCCGACGAACCTCGTCGGCCACATGCATCAGTCTGGGATCAGTGGAAGGGGCTGACATCAATCCTCCTTACCGCGTAGTCACGGAACATGCTCAAGATGACAGCTTTGCTGTGAGCAAAAACAGTCAGGTTCACGTTATGGGTGATGCCAAAAGCGGACGTTGGCATTTGAATCTCAACCCAGTACGCCTTTCGTTTATCAATCTTTCCCACGGAATATCTCCTCTAGCTTGTTGATTTGTTCCTGCAACATCTCAGGCGTGGCAGAACGATCTCCCGCCATGCTGACGGCACTCTTAGCCAGACCCGCAATCGAATCCTGCACCTCGTCATAGACTCGCAGATTCGACGCGCCATTCTTCGCGGCCCACGAATCACGGCTCATCCATGCGGCATCCTCTTGCATGCCAATCAGCCAATCACTTACCTTACCCATCACTCTACCCTCTCTCCATCAATGTACTCGGCATCGGACCAGACCTTCTCGCCTGTCTCGCCATGATATCCCCTGTCATACTCAGCAATCTCCTCGGCGGTCATCTGATCCTTTTCAATGCGACCACCACATGTCTCGCCATACCATTCCCAATGCGGGTTGTACCGCCGACCATAATACCTGTCCGCCGATCCACGGTCCTCGGGACTGCCATGCTTCAATGCCCCCCGCTCACCCATAGACCGCACTCCCGAACAAACCTGTCTGCACGATCTGATCCGCAATCTCGGCGTCGATGTCACAGGTGTATGGGTTCATGATCGACAGCTTGATCTCCGGCGGCAGATTGTTGATGCCCACCGTGATCACATCGAATGACTTGGCCTCGGTAACCTCGGATGTGCTGGACGGCCAGTCGTCAGCGTTGTGGTGAACCGCGATGCTGAAATTTTTGACGATGTCGCCACCGTCTTTCAGACTCCAGTGACGGCCCTCCGGCAGCTTCGCGTATGGGGCACTCGTCTCCAGATGGCGAATGTGGATGTAGTCCATCCAGTAATTGCACCCGCCCTCCAGTGCCGTGACCCACACAGCCTCGGCAATCTCAGCCCACGCATCCCACGTTGGGCTGGATGAGATGGTAACCATTGGCGCACCAGTGGACGCCGAATACTCTACCTTGTTCATTACGCTGCCTCCTTCACTGCATATGTTTGCATCAGGTTAAAGAACCGCCCAACCGCCGTGCCGTTGCGCTTGCCCGTGAACCGCTTGTCGTCATGGTGGACAGACCAGACGCCATCGCTGGCAGTCACGAACCAAGAACAATACTTGATCGCACCACGCGGCCCGATGTTGACCATCAGGTTGTTGCCGCTGCCGAACTTGGCCTCGACAATAGCCTCATTGATGTAAGGATACCGCGTGACCTCAACCGTGCCTCCCAAACGCTGGGCAGTGGCTTCGATGTTCTTGATGATGTTGTTCTGCTTTTTCATAACTATCTCCGTGTAGCTTGAACCTTGGTACTTGAACCGATATAGTCCCATGCAGTACCCGATAAGGAGTTATCTCATATTATCCCATGCCATACAAGAGAAAATATTAAGTGTGTTCGCTCCTATAGCTTTTTCCACACGAAAAACTTTTTGGAAAAAATTTTTGGGAAATGGTGTGTTGAGTGTGTTGAGTGTAAAGAGTGTTGAAAACATTGACCGAATCTCAACACACTTCAACACGTCCAACACACTTGAGAGCGAGCAAATCCGCTCGTGCGACCCTTTGCTCTGCAAAAAACAAAAACCCACAGAAAAACCTATAGGGGGCTTACCTTGCCAAAGAAGACCGCTGGCCTGACCAACAGGCAACGAGAGTTTGCTCGGTACTACGTCGAGGGGCGATACAGTAATGCCGAGTGCGCTAGGCTGGCTGGCTACTCGCCCGACGCCGCCAAGCAACACGCATACAAACTGCTGGATGGTACGTCCTACCCTCTGGTCACTGATCTGATCAAAGAACTGCGGGAAGAGCGGGAGCGCAAATACGGCGTGACCCTTGTCGGTCAACTCAAACGCCTTGACGAACTGTCGCGCGGGGCAGAAGAGTCTGGTCAATTCTCTGCCGCCATCAATGCGGAGAAGATCAGGTCCGCTCTCGGTGGCCTGACCATAGACCGGCGGGAACAGAACCACATCCACCAGCTTGATCAACTGTCGCGGGAAGAGATCGTCGCCCGACTCGATGATCTCCGCAAACGACACCCACATGCCTTTGACAATATGAAGAGGGTTGAAGATGCCTCGGACAGAACGCCAGCTATGGAACTCATTGAGGCAGAAGTTACCGAAAAAGACCCACTGCCAGCGGATTGAGAACCGTGCCGGTGAAGGTATGCCGGACGTATATCTGTGCATGGATGGTGTGCCGGTATGGGCTGAACTAAAAATTACCAAGAATGACCGCTTTACCATCTCAAAATCCCAGATTGCTTGGCATCTGGGGCATACACGGTGTGGTGGTGTCAGTTTTTTCTTGGTCCACGACCCCTCTACGAGGCTTGTATTTTTGTTTGACGGTGGTTTAGCGGCCAAGTTGCACGGTTCGCGGCTCTCGGTCCTGCGTCCTGCGGCCCGCTGGTATGGTGATATGTCTGCTGCGCCCTGCGCCCTGCGCCTTGCGGCCCGTGAGTCATGGATCGAGTCGCTCGATCCTGCGTCCTGCGCCCCTGCGCCCTGTGATGATGGCGCCGGCAGCACGAACGAAAACAGGGACGGGTTGTAACCCGTCCCTGTTTCCCGGAGGAAGCTCCTAGTGTGTTTTGAATATGACATTGCGGGCGGGCTGTTCCCAGCACAGGACGCAATCACCGCAACCGCCGGTCTTACCTTCCTGTTCTGGACAGATCAAGCTTTCCCCTTTTACGGGCTGCGCTAATGCTTCACTGTTGGCACTGTCTGGCAAATCAGGACGATCAGACCAGCGAATCCTAAACCGGTCAGGATGCCGATCCTTTACCCGTTGGATAGCTTGCCCAATATCCCGCTCTAACGGAATGATGCTGTCTGGCCAATTGTGCGTATATCCCCACGCTGCCAGATTCGGATGATCATCGAGCCACTGGCCCCATTGTTCAACGTATTCAACAGACCAGAAATCGCCCAAAACATGTAGACGCACCAACGTCAGCTTGTCATGCCGTGCTTTCAATTCGCTGTCGATCTTTGCGATCAACTCCGGCCCGTGTTCCAGCCGGTGTGCAAATGGCATATTATTGCCGTAACAAGTTGCCAGGTGATGGCATGTTGCGGGACATGTCGCCCGCTCCTCAAGCGTTAGGGTGTGGACGCGGTAGCCTTTAAACCGGCCTTTCATCACCTCTTTTAATAGCTTCTTATTGGTGACGGGCTTTAACACTTTAAACGTGTAACCCGCCATAGCTCGGCGGCTTTTCTTATATCGGGTTTGCATTTGCATGGTTTAACCTCCGCGTTTTTCCATGTCCTAAGATATTATCAGATAATCCCATCTAATCAAATAAAATAATCCTGCGTCCTGCGTCCTGCGGCCCGCGCCATATGTATATGGACCGCAAAAAACTAGGGCCACCATTCGGTGGCCCTAGTCTCCGGAGGGACCGGTTACAGGATGCCAGGCACTAGGTAGTCATGCCATGCATCTTCTTTAGCGCACTCGATAGCTTCGTGCGGAGTGAGATCATCCTCGTAGTAGTCAGCCCATGGTGCGTCTGGTAAATCCTCGACGCCTACACCGACCTTGCGCTGCACGATCTCATCGCATGTGTTGTACCATTCTTTGAATCTCATCTGTCTGTCTCCGTTTGGTCCGCGTTCCCCGGGCAGGTATCCAGCCTGCCCGGGCACGGAGGGTCTAGTTGATGGGCGCTATGCTTTCAAGCTCACCTTCGACGTGATCGAGTTCGTCAATACGTTCCTCGAGTTCGGACAGCTTTTCCTGATCGGCAAAGCCATCGTCCATCATCTCGCACGTGACTTCCTCGAGCATATTTCTGGCTTGACTGATCAGACCATTCGCTTTCTGGATTTCATCTGCATACTTCATTTAATTAACCTCCGTTATCGAGCGATATTGCTCACATAAACAGTACCATAATATCCCAACTAATCCAATAAATAATAGACCTGCGACCTGCGACCCGCGCCATATATATGTGGGCCTGCGACCTGCGCCCGAAGACCCAAAAACCCGCAGGGTTTTTGGGAAAACCCCGGACCGAAGCCCGAGGTTCTGTTGTTACTCTCCTATGATCTGCTTCAACTCGCGCAGCGCCTCTTCGTACGCCTCCGCTGCTTTGTCCTTGCGATCTGCGAGTAGCATCATCGCCATGAACTCGATCTTAAACTTGGCCCGCTTGGCGCCCTCGATCATGTCATGT